CTATTAATCAGTTTGTTAAATCTAAACATCCGGAACTTACAGATTTAGAATTGAGTTTAATTATTACTGCAATTATTAGTTTGTATTGGGGTGACAACAAAGAACTAATTCGTTTAATGATTAAAGAATTAAAATCTCGTAATCTTTTTACAATATTCAAAGAAGCTAAAGACAAATCATCTCAATTATATAATACTTTCATAAAATTTATTGAGAGCCTCAACATTCAAGCTCATAAGTTAACAAACATTATGAGTTATACTTTTATTATTCCGTTATTACCTATTTTATGGGATATTGCAAAATCCGGTCATTATAACATGGCACAAACAAAAGAAGTTGCAATTAGAATTGCTGGTTTTGCTACTATAACAGTATCAGGAATTATAATGAAGAATTTATTGTGGAAACTTATTAAAAGATTTACTAACTAATTACCACCCGTTTTTTTTAGCAATTTCATCAATAATTGTCATAACACTATTTTCTGAATCGTCATTTATATTATTTGTACTAACACCATTTATTGAAGTAAGGTAAGGATAAGCGTTTAAAAAAATTTCATCACTAGCTTCAAAATCTATGTCATTAGCTAGAGCTCTATATGCACAATTTTCAGAATCCATTTGTAAGTCATCATCATATTTAATTTCTTCCATCAAAGCGGAAATCAAACCACTTTCATTCATTTCTCTAAAAGATATTTTCTCGTTATTAATTGTTATATCCTTAAACCCAAAATTAACATACATTCCTGCAGTACTAGAATCATCTATCTCTTCTATTTCCGTTTCAGTATAATCTATTCTCATATTAAGAATATTTTGGTTTGCGGTTGTGTATGTTAAATTATTGGAAGGTATACAATATATTATTTCTTTTTTAGTTTCTTTTGGAATATAGAATAGTCGACTATTTTGATAATTCCAAGGAATAACATTTCCATTTATTGATATAAAAAGATTAATTAATCTTTTTATCTCACTATAAGAAAAATATATACCCAATGTATCACACGATTCATTTATTTTTTTTAGGACCATGTCTTGAATAATTCCATTATGATACGCATATTTTCCGTTAGGTGTGAAAATTACATTTATCCTTCTTACGTCAATAGGTGATTTACCTTCATCCGAAGTATAAAAAGTCTTAACAACACCTTCGTCACCAGCATCCATTTTAAAAGTAATCTCTCCACCTTTTAGTTTTGGCGCACCTTCCTTATTAATTAGTTTTACAAGGATTTTTCCCATTTTATATTTTGCTTCGTCAGTATAACCCATTTTTAATATTCAAGTATTTTTTTAATTACTTTATCAACTTGTTTATCTGTCAAACCATGAATATCTTTGTGGGTATCATACCACGTTTTAACAACAATATCCAAAGGAAGTTTTCTCAATTTTGACAATCTTGTAAAACCTTTTTTTTGAGCCTCAATTTCGTGAGGTTGTGTATAATATTTGTACCGTGTTTTTGGTTCTTTTGTTGGTAAGTCATAATGAGATTGTTGTTTAGCATGAGTTATCTCATGTTCAACATATTCGTTTAACTCACCAATTATTTCGTAAAGATTTTTCTCAATCGTATTAGGATTATAATCAATAAAAATACTTACACTATCATCTTCCGGACTATATTCCGCATCAATTATAAATCCAGGTTTTATAGAATGTTTAAGATGAACCTCAAATCCAATATCACCAACTTCTTGATTTAACTCATCATAATAATCATAAAAATTACCCTTTTTTTTATTTTTAAGTAAATCTGTTATATATTCAACGGCATTTCTCACAAATAATCTTGAGTGTCTTCCTTCTGTTATTTGCGGTTTTTCATCATTAAAATCTAAAACAATAGATGATATGTGTAACCATGTTAACTCAAAAACATGTAAAAGTTTATCATATATTTCATGTTTTATTGATAAACAAAAACCCCAAAATTCATCTTCAGGATTATTTTTTAATCTTTCTTCAAGTAATCCTAAAATATGTTTTGAAACATTGTCAGCATCAATAATTGTAATTTTAAAAACTAAATTTTCGTGAGGGGTTCCCATATGTCGGAATTCTCTTATCCCAAGAACCTCAGCTTTAAATTTAATATCGGTTTTTAATGAAGTTCCTGAAATAATACTATCATGAATTACAAACATTCTTTTTTTAAGTTGGCTATCAACAAACTTTAATAATTTTTCATTTAATTCCATACTTCATAAATATATCAAAAATGTATTGTTTTTTGAAGGTTTGTTACTATATTCTTACCTATGGAATTAGTATCAACACACATTTGTAAAAATAGCGAATTAGGTGTTCACGGAAATATGTTTGGCGGAACTTTAGTATCTTGGATTGATGAGTCTTCAGCTTCTTATGCTGCTCAGATATGTGATACACCAAGAATGGTTACAATCAAAATTGATGAATTAGTTTTCAAAAAATCAATCAAATTAGGTAATCTAATTAAGATATATTGTAAAGTTTTAGACTTTGGTAATTCATCCGTAACCTTATATGTTGAAGTTAGAAAACACAACGTATATACCGGACAACAAGATGTTGTAACTCACACTAATATTAAATTCGTAAGAATTGATGAAGAAGGTAATCCTATACCTATTTCTGATAGAGTTAAAAATCGTTATTTTGAAAGATTAAAAAAGTATGGTAAAGGGCTTTTAACAAAAGAAGAGTTATCCAACCAATACGACACTTAATCTAATTCTTTAATTTCAATAACCAAATCACCAGTTCCTTTTATTGTTCTGTGGAAAACTTCCTTTGGGATGAAGTATTCTTTTCCTTCCTCCATAATAACCGGGAGTTCGTTATCTAATTGTAACATCCATCCGTTACATTCCAAAATCTTAACTCGTCTGTCATTTTCGTCACGATGCCATTTTAATTCGTTTTCATCAACGTTATTGTCAAATGTTCTAACTTTTGTTGATTCGTTAGTTTTTTTATCGTCATACGGACTTTTTTTGGGAGGTGGTTCGTTAAAAAAAAATTTATATCCAAACCGACTGCTATATATTTTTTTTGGGTCAATACCTAACATAGTTTCCATAACATCTTGAACCTCACCAATTACGGCAACATCAAAATCAACAGGGTCATCATATTCATTTTGTATTACGTGACTTAATTCTTCAGGGTTAGTATAAATATAGACATCGTTACCATCGATATCACCAATCCATATTTTGAATGGTGTATTTTCTGGGTCCAACCAATATTTTTTAACAAAATTTCTATTACCTATTTTGTTAAAATATTCGTTAATAATTTTTATAATTGTTTCCTTTTTCATTACCAATATCCTGGGTATGTTTTTCCACCCCACAAGTAACCATATCTATTTATTCTACAAGCCCAATAACCAGCTTTAGTTTTATCTGTTTTCTTATCACATTGATGTCTTGCTGCAAAACTTTTTCTTGCTTTTGGATTGGATACCTTTGCGGTCAATCCTCCGTGAACATCACCAAAAGATATCTTTTTAATATTTCCGGTTGATGGGTTTTTAACATATACCGAATATTTCTTTCCACCACCTGAATTTCTTACAGGATGGTTTAATTGAACGTTTTTACCTTTATGTTTTGCTTCATTAATAAATTCTTCTTCTTCTGACATAGGAGCGTCTAACCAAACCTCCATACCATTACTCAATTTAACCTTCTCTCCAATGTTGGAGCCAATCATCCATCTATCGTCCTCATTTAACTCTAATAAACCTTGATTATATAAATGTCTTACCTCGTTAATCAATTGGAAATACTTATCTGAATTCGTTCTAAAAACATTCTCAGATAGAGTTAATTTATTATCAATATGGTATTTTAAATCTTTTGAAACCGCAACATTACTTTCAGTAATCACCATTGGTTGTTTGGCAATTTCTAAAAGACTTTCTCTTATTAATGATTTTAAATTCATTGTGTTTGTTTTTCTCAATAAATATATCTATACTTACAAACAAAACATAGATATGGGAAAGATTATTCAATTTATCTTAGCAATAGTAAGATTATATCTTATTGTTAAGATTGTTTATATACTTTTTGTAAGTTACAACGATTTCCAAAAGATAAACACCGGTGAATTTTTATGGTATTCGTTATTTCTTCTTATGGATATTTGGTTGGTTAATATAACCCGACAAATGATTGATTTTAACAATCAAGAAGAAGATTAATTGCAGAAACCTTATGGTTTTATGATTTTCGTTATATTTATGTAATATGAACAAATTTTACATTTCTTTTATTGAAAAATCAATCAAGTTACACGAAAATAAATATGTTTATTCTTATGTTGAGTATAAAAACGCAAGAACTAAAGTAAATATTTTATGCCCTGAACACGGATTATTTG